TAATTGTAATTGGTCATATCCTTGTGCATAAGTATAATTTAGGGTATCAGGCATATACAACGCAATAGCATCGGTTGTAAGTGTGGTAGTTTTTAAGAAACCTAAACTACCTCCAGTAATCTTTTTAATAGAGGTATCTAATACAGCTTTGGTTGATTCTGAATTGCCGCTAAATAAAGAAGCTTGACCAAATAAATTACCAATTTTACCAGTAACACTATTCAACCCACCTAACGCACTACTTACACTTTTACTAGCTGCATTAGTAAGACTAGCAAATTTACCACCAGAAGATGAATTGATTGAATTTAATCCGCCATTCACTTTACTTAATAATTCACCACCAAAAGCACCAGATGCACTTCCAATATTTGCGCCTAACGTTTGAGAGGCTGCTGAGGAACCTTTAGTCACTGGAATAGCGCTATCACCTATCGTTTTACCACCATAACTCGTGTTTTTTTGTTGACGAATATAAATCACCATATAGTGACCTTTATCGGTTGATCCAACATCTATTGGATAACGAAAAGTATTCTTCTCAAATTCAGTACCTTCAAGAGCTGATAATGGACCAAAACTTCTACTGTTTTGTTTATTGAATTTTATATCACCGAAACCAAAAAGAGACATGTTTATTTCCAGAGGTAAATTGTGTTAATTAGCATAGATAGTATTTATGTCATATAAAGGATGGTTTAGACCAAAAAACCCAATAAAATACAAAGGCGATGCAGCTAATATCGTCTATCGTTCCAGTTGGGAGTTAAGAGTAATGAAACATTTAGATATTAACCCTAATGTTCTTTGGTGGGCGTCAGAGGAGTTATCTATTCGTTATAAATCACCTATTGACCAAAAGATACACCGTTACTATCCAGATTTTATTGTTCATGTTAGGCAAACTGATAATAAAGAAAATACTCTGGTGATTGAAGTTAAACCAGAGAAACAAACCAAAAAGCCAACTCAAAAACGCAAAACAAAAACATTCATCCAAGAAGCCATGACTTATGCCGTTAATCAGGAGAAATGGAGAGCTGCCGACCTATTCTGTAGAGAACACGGATGGGAGTTTAAAATTTTAACTGAAAAAGACCTTGGCATTTGAGATAAATAGACGATGGCATATTTAATAGACCGTATCAAATCATCTTTAGCAAAAGAAGGGTTAACTCCTCGTTCTAATCAAGCGAGAGCCTGGTTACAATCTAAAATAAAAGAATTAAAGCCAAATAGAACAAGTTTAATGCGTGATAGAAATAAACTAAAAGAATCGTCAGTCATTGGTAAGATGTATTTTTACTTTTATGACCCAAAGACAAAAGATACAATGCCTTATTATGATAGATTTCCGTTGGTTATACCCATTGAATCGTATAATGATGGTTTCTTGGGACTAAACTTACACTATATTGCTCCAAAATACCGTATGACACTTTTAGATAAATTGAGTGTAACAGCTTCTAATAAAACATATGATGAAAAAACAAAATTAAGACTAAATTACAAGTATCTAGCCAACGCTTCAAGGGCGTTTGAAGCTACACCGTGTATCAAAAGATATTTGTTTAGCCAAATACAATCAAGATTTTTAGAAATAACAGCAGACGAATGGGATATTGCAGCTCTATTACCGATGGAAAGTTTCGTGGGAGCTTCAACCAGTAAAGTTTACGCTGAATCAGAGGATCAATTTTAATGTCATTTTCACCCAACTTATTCTTAGCTAATGTAAGAGCAAAAGACGGTTTAGCTAAACCATCAAGATTTGAAGTTGTTCTTCCTATACCAACATATATTGGAAGTTTTGTTGGTAATTCAATTATTGAAAAAATATTAAACTTTCCTAATTCAGTATTTAATGATGTAACTGACGCTATCGGTTCTGCTTTTGGTAAACAGGGCCAAAAAGATGACCAATCAAAAACATCTAGCCCATCTACATCAAGATATTTAGCTTTACAATGTGAAAGCGCTGAATTGCCAGGTAGAACATTAACTACAGCTGATGTAAAAATATATGGCCCAACATTTAAAGTTCCTTATCAAACGCAATATGGAGATATATCTTTAACATTTCTATGTACCAATGATTTTTTTGAAAGAAAATTGTTTGACCGTTGGATGGAAGCTATTCATCCTTCAGACACAAACAATCTTAGGTTCCCAAAAGGACAAGCTACACGTTATATGACCAATATTAAAATAATTCAGTATGATGATTTTATTAAACAAATTTATGCAGTAGAACTAATTGATGCCTTTCCAATCGGTGTTGCGCCTCAAGCGCTTAGTTGGGGAGAAGATGGATTCCATAGGCTTCAAGTTCAATTTGCATATCAAAAGTTAAGAGTGCAATATGAAGGAACTTACAACTTAGCAGCAGCTGCAACCGCACTATTTGGAGCAGCTGGTTCAAGATTATTGCCTTTTGGAAAAGCAATCACAAGATAGAAAATTAATTATTAAAGCGAGGATATTATGTTACCTAAACTAGATGTGCCTATACATGAAGTTAAATTAATTTCAACGGGCAAAACAATCCGTTTCAGACCATTTTTGGTCAAAGAACAAAAACTATTTCTAATGGCGTCAGAATCTAATGACCCTAAAGAAACAATCAATGTTATTCGTCAAGTATTAAAGAATTGTGTGCTTGATGAAATTGATGTTGATTCACTACCAACTTTTGACCTTGAGTTCTTGTTTATGAATTTAAGAGCCAGGTCAGTAGAAGAAATTGTAGATTTAAAATACAAATGTAACAATGTGGTTTTAAACGACAAAGGTGAAAGTGATGCTTGTACCGGTGTTGTTGATTTCAAAGTTAACCTACTTGAAATTGAACCTACGAAGAATCCTGAACATACAAATAAAATTCAACTCACAGAAAATTTAGGTGTTGTTCTTAAATACGCATCGTTTGATATGATTCAAAAATATGAAGACAAATCTGAAGGTGAAATTATGTCTTCAATGTTAGTTGATTGTGTTGATTATATTTACGACAAAGACCAAATCTATTATGCTAAAGATGTTTCAAGAGATGAATTGGTTGAATTTGTTGACAATCTACAACAAAAAGATTTAGAAAAGATTAAAGTGTTTTTTGATACTTTACCTGAAATTAAAAAAGATGTTCACTTCAAGTGCCCAAAATGTTTATATGAAGAGGATATCCAAATAAAAGGCCTACAAAGTTTTTTCGTTTAATTTTTCGTTATGATACACTAGGGAACTACTATCAGACCAACTTTGCTTTAATGCAACATCACAAGTATAGTTTATCTGAGCTTGAACAAATGATTCCTTGGGAAAGAAATATCTATGTTAGCTTATTAATTAAGCACCTTGAAGAAGAAAAAGAAAGATTAGAATTACAACGACAACAGAGAAAAAATAGATAAAAATGGCAACTTTTGCTAGTAAATACATATCTGAAGTAGAACAAGGTAAAGGTCTTTTTGGTGGCGCCAAAGAAGCTTCTAAAGATTCTATTAAAGATATAGGCAAATCTTTTTCTAAAGAGAATATAAAAACTAAGCTTGTTCAAAGCGCATTTGGTGGCGATGACATTTTTTCAGCACTAATTCGCAGTAAACTTGGTGTTAAGAAAAAACAAAAAAAAGGCGAATCTCCAACAAAAGATGGTGGTGATTCTAATTTTCTACAAACTATAGCTCAAAACTCTTTGGCTCTTCCTGGTATAGCCAAGGACATGAATATTCTTCGCCAAAACATTGTTGAGTTGGCTAGAATTGAAAGAAAGTCTGAGGAACAGCAAGATTTATCCAAACAAGGCGACTTTTTTAAATCACAAGACGCTGAAGAATCTCAATTAGAAGCAGGAAGACTTAAACCGCAATCACCTGGATCTCCAACAGTTATCAAAAAAGATGGCAACATGAAAGATTCCAGTGCTGGTGGTGGAGGTTTTCTTGGTGGTATTATTGATTCTGTTAAAAATGGATTACTTGGTGGAATAACATCAGTATTTAATCCAATGTCACTTTTAAAAATATTAGGTAAAGCTTTTGCCATAGGCGCCTTACTTTATTCTCTATTTGAAGGTATAACCGCTGGATTTAAAAAATGGCAAGAAACTGGTGATTTGGGAGAAGCAATCATAACCGGTCTTGGTGCTATGATTGACTTTTTAACTTTTGGTTTATTTGGTGAAGATTCATTAAGAAAATTAATTAATAGTATAGGCGAAGTTGTTGAGCCAATTATAGACAGCATTAAAGAAGCTTATTACTCATTTAAAGATTGGATTGCTAACAATGTTGGTATTCCAAGAATGTCTTATGTAATACCTGTTGTAAATAAAGAAATCAGTATTGGTCCGTATTATCCGTTTAAAAAAGATTCATCAAGCCAAGTAAAAGAAAATTCAGCTGGTGAATATAAAGTGCAGAGAACGGTTGAAAAAGTTCAAAAAGAAATGCAAAAAGCCACAGATGTTATTGCTGGCGTTAGTAAAGATTTAGGCTTAAGTCCAACAAAAGAATCTACTGATGGAATCATAAAAGAAGTTAGTAAAGGATTAGAAAAAGCCACAACTTTAGGTAGCCAAATGCCTAAAGATAGTAAACAACGAGCTGATATTTTAGGCCAAATAAATTCTGTTACTGCAAGTAATTTAGAAAATATTAAGAAATTAAATGCAAAAGGCGATTATAGTTTAGGTCGTGCTGAAGACTATGAAAAAAATGTAGTTAATCCTGTTAAAACTCAATTAGCTACTGCGATGGATAAATTTAGTAAAGGTCCTGAAGGTGGTTATGGTAATATGCTTTCAGGTTCTATGGACAAAGCAGCTGCAGCTATTAGTGGTAAAATATCTGCTGGCGGTCCAGCACAAAACTCATTAGGTGGTGGCGCTTCAATGCTGGGTGGTGGAAGTTCTTCTGGAGGAGGAACATCACCAGCTCCAACAGGTTCATCTTCTACTATGGGAGCTGATTTAGCAGCAAAATCATCACAAATTTCTGAAGGTCAAAGAATGGAATCAGCAGCTGATATGGGTTCGTCAGTTAATGCTCCTGTGACAAATAACACATCTGGTTCTATGGGAAATGGAAGCAAACCACAAGTGGGCGATACTTATAATATGGATTTATTAAATCTATTAGCAAGAACATAATAAATGTCACCAACGCCAGTCACCGATAAAGAAAATGTAAAAAGTAATCTAGCAGATTCTTTTAGTCTTGCCGCTAAGAATTTTCTACTTCTACCTGGCATTGCTCGCGATTTAAATGAAGCAGTTCAATCAATTATCGGTATCGTAAAACAAAAAGGTGGTGAAGCTAAAGAAGGTGTTGATGAGAAGTTTATTGCTGAACAAGATTATAAAACCAAAGAAAAACTCAAAGCACCAACAGTTGTTACTGAAGAAAAATCTACAAAGAAAAAAGGAATATTAGGAACATTGATGGATAATATTTTGAATCCTAGAAAGATGATTCAAAATGTGATGAAAGGGTTCATGAAGTTACTCAGTCCTAAAAATATAATAAAAGTTTTAGGAAAAATAGCATTACCGGTATTAATCATATCAACTATATGGGTAACAATATCATCAGCCTTTGAAAAATGGAAAGAAACAGGTTCTATTTGGGAAGCATATAAAGAAGGTGTTGGATCTCTTGTTGAATTTCTTACTTTGGGATTTATTGACAAAGAAACAATAAAGAATTTATATCAAGGAGCTGCAGATTTTCTAATGCCTGTAATTAAACCTATACAAGAATTTTTTGGTAAATTCTCTGATTGGGTTGGTGGTAAATTTGATAGCGTATTAAAATTATTTGGAATTGATATTAAACCTAAAGAGGCACCCAAAGAAACACCTCAAAAAGAACAAGTTGTTGTTCCCGATATATTAAAAAGCAAAGTAACAGATAAAGAAAAAGATGCTCAGCAAAAAGCTGCTGACCTATTATCTAAACCCGTTACTCTACCATCTGAACCTCCACCACCAAAACCAGAAGTTCAGCCAGCTGCACCAACGCCAACAATATTAGCTCCAAAACCAGCACCAGCTGCACCAGCAAAGGTGCCAAGTAAAGAAGAAAAACCTTTAGAAGTTTCTGGTGTTCAAGCAACAATCGTAAAATCATTGAATGAATCTGGTGTCACATCACCTAAAGCTCACGCAAATGTTTTAGCGACAGTAAAAGCAGAATCCAATTTTAAGGTACAAAGTGAAAATTTAAATTATAGCTCACCACAAAGAATTCAAGATGTTTTTGGAAAAAGAAGAATTCCTTCGGTTGAATTTGCACAACCACTTGTCAACAATCCTGAAGGATTAGCAAATGAAGTTTACAAAACAACTGATGGTAATTCCGCACCAGGTGATGGTTTCAAATATCGTGGTCGTGGGTTTATTCAACACACAGGTAAAAACCAATATGCTGCCATTTCTAAATTTGTAGGTGTTGATGTTTTAAGTAATCCTGATTCATTAAATTCTCCTGAAGTTGCCGCTAAAGCGATTCCATGGTTCTTATTAAGTTATAAAGGACTAAAACCAGAAGATGTAGAAAATATGTCTAAGGTTAATAAAGCAATTGCTTTTGCTGATCCTACAGGAAAAAAAGCTGCAGCACGGGAAGCATCCTCACAACAAATTTACGCAGCGATGTCTAGCGGTCCTACAGGATCACAAGTTGCAACTGCATCTAATGAAGTATCATCAGGACAAAGACAACAAGCGAAATCACAAACACCGATGATTATTAATACACCCACAACCAATAACACCAAAGTAGTTAATAATCAACCAGTTACAATGACTAAAGATAAAGCAAATCCAACAAATATGGTTCTTGCCCGAGTGGCATAAAAAAATACCCGCCTAAGCGGGTATTCTTCGTTCAAAGATAGTATTACTCTTGACCAGCTAATGATTTGAAATAATCTAAATCATCGTCACCGTCAGAAGCAATCTTCATATCAATTACATTTAGTGATGAATCGTTAAAATTTTCAACGACAACATCTTCAGCTTTAGTTCTTGGTGCTACTTCACCTTCAAAACCTAATACTTTATCTAAACGAGTTTTTAATACTTCATAAGGTTTAAAGTGTTTTGGATCCAAGAATTCTTTTAATGAATGTTCTTGTTTCCATAATGTTTCAAGTTTTGCATCATCGCCATCAAGTAATGCTGATTTATCAGCAAATTCTGATTTATCATAGTTACGATAGCCTTCAACATTACGAATCTTCAATTTAAAGTTTGCACCTTCCCACATATCAAATGGGTTAACTGGAGTTTCGTCTGCGAATTCTGGA